GATGAAGACCAAGAGTGACCTAAGTGATGCTGTCACACGTGCGCGTGAGGCGCACAAGAAATTCGCTGAGCGATCCTTTCGGGGCGAAATGATTGCCGCGCTGGAGGGATTAAACATCCTCCTCTCCGGCCACGTCGTCACCCTCAAGGAAGAGATCACCGAGGAAATCCGCAACGAGGAGACCGGGGAGAAGTTGGAAACTCTCAAGGTCAGGGTCCGCAAGCATGAGACCTACATCCGGCCAGATGTCCGGGCAATCGAAAAGGTGCTGGGATCGAACGACATCAAGCACAACGCCTACCTGAAATCCCTCCAAGAACACGTCCTGAATAACAAATCAGAATTATATCGACTGATCTTCGGCCAGCTTGTGGATGACATGGATGATGCAGCCATCGGAGAATTCCTTGGAGTCAGTGTCCTGAATGTGCAGTTGGACCTGTTGAAGATCAGATACATGGAAGCGCACGTGCAGCATCTCTACGATGCTGGGGACCTGACGGTAGATCAATGGCTGGAGTACACCCAGAAGCTCCGCCGGGACTACGGCTACATCTCAGACAGGATGGAGACGAGGGCACAGAAGCTTCTGGATGGGGCGAGTTATCAGGAAGTCATATACCAGATGGAAGAATTATGGCGGGTGCTGATCGAGACTACCCGCGAGGAGTTGGGAAAACCGCGAAAGTATGAAGGAAAGTCCTTCATCATACCGGCGGAGATCGCAAATCAGATAGCAGAGGACATCGTAAACAGGGTCAATGAGCGCAAAAGTAATCAAACATACTTCCTTAAACGCATTACCTAACACCCTACCGTTCGACTCCACCTACTACGATAGGGAGGCGAGCAAGGTAGCAGAGGCGACAGAGGAAGCTGAGGCATCAGAACGAATCGGTAAGATATGGCGTATTGAGCCGGTCGGCCCGATAGAATTCATCGAGAGGTATATCGGCACCAAGTCGATGTCGAAGGCTCAGAAGGCAGTCATCAGTGAGATATTCGGAGATGATCCCAGTAATTATTTCTTCGCAGTGGAGCAGGCCATCTTGAGGATCGGTCAGGGCGGCGGAAAAAACTTCACCATCAGCCGGATCGTGGTCTATGCGTTCTACCTCTGGAGCTGCCTCGAAGACCCGCATTCATATTTTGGGCTGGCACACAATGAACCGTTCGATGTGCTGAACTACTCGCAGGTGAATGCTCAGCAGGCCAAGAACGTTTTCTTCCGGTCGCTGGGAGACATCATCAGGATGACCAAGGACCCGATCTCCGGCAATAATTGGTTCGCTGAGCACATGAAATTCAGGCTGAAGCAATTCGGTCAGGGAGACATCAAGGACAAGGAACTGGTCATCCCGAATCGAAATGAGTTATTCGGGGACATTCACGTCTACTGTCTGGATACGACGGCCAAGTCGGTTGAAGGCTATACGATCTGGATCAGCATCATGGATGAGCCGAGCCGAGCCAACACCAGCACCAAATTCGCTACGGCCAAACATCAGTACATGACCGCATTCTCCAACCAACAGACCCGCTTCACGAATGGATACCACCGACTTACCCTCATGTTTGCCTACCCGGAGCAGGAAGTAAACGACCTGCTGATAGAGACCTTTGACATCTATTCCGAGTTCCCCAAGGAAAACAAGATGGAGATCGTGGATGGGGTCCTGACCGCGTGGTATGCCACCTACGTCTTCAATGGGAAGGATCAGGCAGCGAAGAAGGCCGCCTACAAGAAAGCCCACGAGAAAGACCCTATTGATGCCGACCGGCGCTGGCGAGCCATCGTGCCGCCGAACATCTACGGTTTCTTCATGCCCCACTTCGGCAAGATCAATGACTGTGCCAATCCGAATCTGATCTCCCCGGTACAATTCAAGGAAGCGATCACCAAGAGAGTGGAGACTGTCAAGGGGGAGAAGAAGCAGGTCAACTACTCTGCTCTGGAGTTGCTGAAGGTGAAGGGCGATAACCGGGATCGTTGGTGGGGCGCAGACTTTGCGACCAACAAGGACAGGCTGGTACTGGTGGGAGGTTACGCCGAGAAACTGGATCGAGATGTCGAGACCTTCACCTACACGATCCGCACCGATGAAGGTGAGGAGGTCATAAAAGAGACCACTATCGACTGTCGCCCGGTGATCGACATCATCCTGACGTGGGAAGCTAAGAAACCCGGCTGGGTCATCGACTACCAGAATGTCGAGGACATAATCATGGTCCTGCTGAGGGAACATTTCCCCCGGAGTCGTGCGCTACATTTCGATATGTGGAACACTGAGAGCATCAGGCAGAAGGTGCTCGACATCGGAGTAGGGAACTGCGAGAAGCTATCTTTCAGCAATCCGATGCAGCTGCAATATGCCCGGATGGTCAGGCATCTGGTGTGGAATAATGCAATGGAATATCTGGACAACGATCTGCTCCAGAAAGAGATGCACCAGCTGATCCTCGAAGGCAATCACAAGATCGACCACCCTGACGGTGGCTGCTTCGTAGGAGAGACCAGAATACCACTTTTGGATGGAACCATCCCTACTATCGAAGAGCTGAATGGCAAAGTGGTTTGGGTTTACTCATCTACTCCAGAAGGTAAGATTGTTCCCGGAAAGGCTCGTGGGAGATTAACGAAGTATGTTGATCGACTGGTTGATGTCGTATTGGATAATGGCTCGGTTGTCCGCTGCACCCCTGAACATAGATGGATGCTCAGGGACGGTACATATAAACAGGCTCAGGACTTACGGCCCAGCATTGATAGGTTGATGCCGATAACCCGTAATTGGCCGGTAAACGGAGGTTATGAACGAATTTCAAATCGTGACGGAGAACGAGAATTAACCCATCACATGGTTTGGACACATTTCAATGGGCCATTACAGACGGGACATATTGTTCACCATCTGAATCACATAAAAATGGATAATCGCCCGGAGAATCTGGAATCTCCACGACAGGTAGACCATTCCCGCGACCATACAACGAGAGCGATGAAGGTCGTGCTAAACACTCAAACGCTCTCCTTAGAACAACAGCTCAGAGAAGCAGTGAAGATTTTCAGGAATCAGCACGTAAACGCAAAGCATTCAGGAGGGATATAAGCCTGACGGACATAGCAGATATTTTGGAAAAGTCGGACGAGCCGCTCAAAGCTAATACCGTGGCACGGACCTTGGAATGTGATAGGAAAGTAATTATCCGGGTACTGAAGGATCACGGCTTCGTATCATGGGATGAATATGCAGGGGGATATAATCATAAAGTCCGAGCGGTGATCCCAGTGCAGTTAGACGAACCAATCCCTGTTTACGATCTGGAAGTGGATGAATGGTCCAATTTTGCCCTATCTGCGGGGGTATTTGTCCATAATAGCAAAGACCTCTGGGATGCGACCAGTATCGCCACCAACCTCATCGTGCAGTATGGCTCCCGTGGTTCCCGGTTGAACATCGACACGGGTGAGAACAGCGAAGAGGACGTGGATAAAGAACTGGATCAAATGCTGGTCATCTTCGATAAAGCCTACAAGGATTATGTCGATACCAACCAGCGGAAGCCGAACAACAACGCTGAGATGAGGATATGGCTCCGGGCGCGGTACAAGGTGGACTGGTCAGAGCCGATGGTCGATATGCTCTATCAGACGTGGGTGCAGTGGGTCAACACTCTCAATGCCAAGATCACGAAGATGGGGATCGAGCGTAGCGGTAAGGTCAGTCCTCAGCGGTCAACCAGCGGGATGGAGTCGCTGGCAGATGAGATCGAAAAAGAACTGGAGCAGAAGGAACAGACGCTCAGGGACGATCTACGGGAAACCACCAAACCGGGGAACCTGATATTTTGAGCGATAGCAAGAAATGTGATCACATGAATTTTACGACGAGTGTCCGTATCGACCGCCTCAGCGATGAAGAGGGAGGCCCGATAACTGGGTACAACGCGGATATTAAAATTGATTGTTCTGACTGTGGAATCCCGTTCAGTTTCATTGGATTGGCCCGTGGGTATTCACCATTGGAGCCGATGGTTGGTGTCGGAGATACAGAACTCAGAGTGCCGATAACACCCGGAACGAATATCGACCCGCGACTGATAGAGGCAAAGGCATGAACGACATCTATTGTTTCAATGGCGCGGTTCATGGAGGCTGGATATATCATAGATATTCGGATGAATCAAAAGGCCCTCAATGCGGCAAAACTTTCAAGAATGTTGTCAGGATAGGCGCGGTCCCACAGAATAGGCGACCGTGCAAAAAATGCTTCTCACCAACGAAGAAAAAGAAAAGGGACTAACCATGCGTGAATTCACCAAGGTCAGCTACAAAGGCGACGAAATGCTCATTAAATGGCTGACAGCCATTGACGAAGAAGAGATCAACTACGAGAGTGAACTCAAGACCAAGAAAGCTCCCCACGGTGCCCTGATCAAAGCACTGAAGGATTTGGCGCAGGACGTGCCGGTCTTCTGCGAATGGCCTGACGATCTGTATAAACAGCGGATCAAGGTCAACAGCGTCAGCATCACCCACTTTATCGAGGGCGGATTCTCAGCGGCAATCCAAGCTCAGGTTGGCCTGAACTGCGGGCAGACGATCCCGATAAACACTCCCCGGCTCAAGACCGAAGGTGAACCACATGAAATGATCACAGAAGAGTGCATCCATCGTTTTCGCAAACTGATGAAAGAAGCTGATGTCTTCCTGAAGAACGCAGCCAGTAAGCAGACAGAGCTCTTCCCCGCAGACAGAAAAGCCAAAACGGCTGCATAGAATGGCTCCCAGCAGAGAGCATATTAACCTTCAGCACCGCTCGCTGAAGTGGCTGAGAAACAAGATGACCGGCAGAGGGATGCGCGGTGCCCATGAGGTATCCCTCAAACAAGGCTACGTGGCCGATGCGGTAGCGATGGGAAGTCTTCAGTCGAGGTACAGCGAGCGTTACTGGAATAATCATCACAGAGACGGCAGATACCGATTTCTGCATCACGAGCGGTACTCTGATGGAGTGTTCGTATTTGAGGCGAAGGCCACGAGAGCGGATTTCCTCAGCACCTTCGGCAAAAAATACGGACCCCATGCAAACAGGTTCGAGCCGATAGGCACCCATCACTGGGTTGTCGTGCCCAGAGGGATCATCAAGCCAGAAGAGTATCACATGCTGGCATTCTGGGGAGTGCTGGAGGAGTCAGGGACCGGCCTGAGAGAAGTCCATGCTCCGTACTGGTGCAACATCAGCACGGCAGCACTCCAGCAAATCGCATACAGTCTGCTGTGGAAATGAACAGAGAGACCCCTATGAGCCAATACATCTGCATGTGCGGAGAGACGAGATCGAACGATGAGCCGGAACCGTGTAAAGGTTGCCCGACATGCGGTACGATCCTGAATCAGAGCAGAAAACTCTACAAGAACCCCGAGCCGCATAGATCGCTCGATCCTGCGACCGTGGTAGCAGGGAAGGCGTACATCGTCTGTGCATGGTGTCAAGAGCGGGTAGAGACGACGGTAATTGAACCTGAATCCGAACCCGAACCTGCGCCAGCGGCAGCGGCACCAAAACAGCCGACGAAGAGAAAGAAACGAGGACCTTACAAGAAGCGAGTGGAGCAGAAGGTTGTGGAACCTGCTGCACCGGCGGGCGACATAACCCGCAGGCTACTATTCGAGACGGCGCGGTGGAATCATAGTGCCCGGCACGACAAAGGACCGTTCAGGGTATGCTATCTTCCCATGTGCATCGACGTGGCAAAGCATTTAGGGATATTCGATGTCAACGGCGAGATCGACCCTGATCTAAGGTTCGGCGGTAAAGAAGAGTGGGAAATCATATTGGAGTGCATGGGCCTGTCAGCAGAAGCCTACAACGCAGCTTATCAGAGGGAGAATAACCATGAATGAAAAACTCGACCCGATATATAACAATGCCTACTGGGATATATATGATATACTTCAAGACCTCCGGCGGCAGATCGGATTCAATGTGGTGATCTCAATCGTACAGAACGATGACCAGTTGACGATGGGATTTCACTTCAAGGCAATCCCTCACATGGAAGACGTGAAACCCTACGAAGTCAAGTTCGATGTCCCCGAAGATTTCAAGGAACCGACGGCAAACCTGAGCCAAGTAATCGTGGATCATGTGAAGTCATATATCGCCTCTGGCGGCACCGGTGACAGCGTTGAACCATCATCTATGAAAAATCAGGCATAGGTGATTGCAAATGTTATATATGAGACCTAACTTGCAGCGGCAAAAGTTCCAAGTGGCGTGTCTGCGTCCCCGGAACTTTTTTGCATTTACGGAGCGATTATGAACGAAAAACAAGATAGCGATAGAGCTGATTGGCAGGACGGTGAACAGTTCACCAACCGGGAAAATCTCGGTCAACAGGCGAGAAACCTCCTGACGGGTGAAGCTCTTGATCCGGGACAGATCGGAGCAGAGGTCTCGGGGCAGACCATGCCATTGGTCAAAGCCTTCCTCGAAGCCAACGCGGACAGCGTTAAAGAGCTGAATCAGATCATAGCAAACGATCCAGAGGCCGAGTCAGAATTCAACGAGATGATGAAAGGCAAGGCCGCCAGTGAGGTAATGAGACGGCAGATCAGGAACTTCACCGACATGGTGGTCTCTATGCAGATCGACCCGGACATCCATCGCAAGACCGTAGAGAACTACGACTTCCCTCACGAGAGGGTCAAGCCGATGCTGCTACGCCGGGCCGGGACCAGCGCAGCTCCGCAGATGATCAAACAGTATCGCTTCCACCAGTTGGCAGAGTTTGCCCAAGTATCCGATGGAAAGAAACCCGGATTCAAATTGGAGTTCACCGACACTGAGCGGAAGGCCACGAAGGCAGAGCAGGACACGATTGCAAAATGGGAGAATATCTTTGCGAAGCAGTTCTTCTGGGTTCCGAATGAGAGCAAGCCGAACCTGACGAAATTCATGTGCTATGCGTATCAGGATTTCTTCGATCTCGATAAGATTGCCATTGAGATCGTGAGGCAGCGGGGGAGTCTGGATAAGAGGTTCGATTTCCGAGGGAAACCGCTCGGTTGGCAACTTGTGGATGCAGGCACGGTTTATCATGTTATCCCTAAGATGGATCGAGTGCTGAGCGGGATGGATAATATGCGCTGGGATCGGGCTGAATATGACAAGATCACTGAGCAGGCCGGTATCAAGATGCAGTATCAGGATGAGGCCCGCTATATCCAGATAGACCGTCACGAGGAAAAACGGGCGGCCTACACTGAAGAGCAGATGATCCTCAGTCATGCCTTTGGCACTACTGACGCTGAGGAACAATTCCAAGGCTACAGCATCATCGAGAAGGCGTTGGAAATCCTACGCTACATCGTGGACAGCATCATCTACAACTACACCCGGAGAAGCACCGGCACGATGCCCAAGGGCATGATCGCAATCGAGGGGGCCACGGAAGACGGCTTCAGCCGGGAGGAGATGGAACTCTTCAGGAAGTTGATCTGGGGAATGGCATCAGGCCGGAAGGATAGTTGGAAATACCCCGTGCTGGGTACACCCAAGGGAGTGAAACCTCAATTCATCAAATTCCACGAATCATCAAAAGAGATGGAAGACTTCCTCTGGGTATCGACACTATTCTCGATCCTATGTAGTTTCGCTGGAATGGACCCGGAGAACATCAGCCTTGCCAGTCAGAAGAATACATTGGGCAAGCAGAAGCTTTTCGGCAAGACCGAGGAGGACGGAGCCAATTACCGCTCACAGGATGAGGGTTTGAGATTTTTCCTGAACTACTTCAAGGGCATCATCAACGGCAGTCAAGTCGTCGAAGAGCAGACCGGCATCGAGGGTCTGGAATGGTCAATCTTAGGTCTGGATGTCGAGGATGAAGTCAAGAAGCGCGAACTTCAGACTAAGGGCCTTGAGACCACGGAATCTATCAATGACCTGCTGGTGGCCGCCGACAAGAAAGAGTTTGAACTAATGATAGGCGATGTGAATATCTACGACCTGCCCGGATCGGCTAATCAGCAGTTCATACAACTCATCACTGCGGCATTTCAGGCTAAGCAGCAGGAAGAGATGGGCATGGGTGGCTTCCCCGGAGAAGAGGGAGAAGAAGGCGGCCCGGACTACCTTGGTGGCGAAGGATTTAAGGAGCCGGGTGCTGGTAATGGTAGCGCCAACGGCCAACCGAAGAAACCAGCCTCCAACGGCAAGAAAGAGGCGCAGCCCAAGGAACGGCGCACCGGTGATGGCAATCTCGAAAAGGCAATGGTAACAGTAGCG